GATCTAGGACAGATCTCAGATCCATATCGTCGTGCTGTTACAGCAGTCGTTCTTGAGAACCAAGAGCGCGCATTACGCGAAGAGCATGGAATGCTTAACGAAGTTGCTAGCGGTATGTCCGTTGGTGGCTACGGCGCAAGCGCAGGATACGGTTCGGGAGCTTCAGCTGGTGGTCCAGTTGCTGGTTTTGATCCAATCCTAATCAGCTTGGTTCGTCGTTCACTACCTAACCTAATGGCCTATGATATCTGCGGCGTTCAGCCAATGACAGGTCCAACGGGTTTGATCTTCGCAATGCGTTCAATCTATCCAAGTGCTAACTCCGCTGCCGATAGCAACACGAACCCATCGAACGAAGCTTTATACCAAGAAGCTAACACTGCATACTCGGGTAATGGTACTAACACACTATTCAGCTCGACTGCAAATGCTAACTTGGCAATTTCGGGCGGTCAGTCAAATACTTCAATCTTCGGATTGGCAAATACTGGCTACGGATGGCCTACAGGAATCGGCGAAACTCTCGCTGAAGGCACAACCATGAATTCAATGGGCTTCTCCATTGAAAAGGTTACAGTTACTGCTAACACTCGTGCTCTAGCAGCAGCTTACACCCTAGAACTTGCACAAGATTTGAAGGCAGTTCATGGTCTAGACGCAGAAACAGAATTGGCAAATATTTTGTCAACTGAAATTCTTGCTGAAATCAACCGTGAAGTTGTCCGTACAATCTACGCAACCTCAGCTCCTGGTTCGCAGCTATCAGCAGTTCCTGGATTGTATAATCTAGCAACTGGTGCTGATACTGACGGCAGATGGCAGGTTGAAAAGTACAAGGGTCTAATCTTCCAGATCGAACGCGAAAGCAACAAGATCGCAAAAGATACTCGTCGCGGTAAGGGCAATATGGTCATCGTCTCGACAGACGTTGCATCAGCTCTTGCAATGTCGGGACTACTTGACTATCAGTCAGCTCTAACCAACAACACCAACCTAACCGTTGATGACACTGGCAATACTTTTGCTGGCGTTCTATTCGGTCGCGTTAAGGTCTATGTAGATCCTTATTCGGTTGCTGGTGCAGACTACGTTGTAACTGGGTATAAGGGAACCGTAGCATATGACGCTGGTCTATTCTACTGCCCATATGTTCCACTACAGATGGTTCGTGCGATTGATCCAAATACCTTCCAGCCTAAGATTGGCTTCAAGACCCGTTACGGTCTAGTTGCTAACCCATATGCTCAGGGTTACATTCAGGGTCTTGGTTCTCTTGTCAATAATAGCAACGTCTATTATCGCAAGTTTATCGTCGCCAACTTGAAGTAATAACTAACTTAAATTAGTTAAATAATAATAATATAAGTGAACTTGAGGGGAGCAGAAATGCTCCCCTTTTTTATTTGCGACTAAATAAGTGTGTCTACTGGATCAATAAACATATGGGTATAAAGATTAATGTCAATCTCATTACAACCTGGTAATCAAAATTTAGCACAAAGCGCAAAGTTTCAATTAAACTTTAGTCGGTTGCCTTACGTTACTTTTTTTTGTATGGCAGCAAATATTCCTGGTGTTTCATTAGAGCCTTTGCCACATAAAACATTGTTTGTTCAATTATATGTTCCTGGCGATAAGATCATGTACGAAAATTTAGAGGTAAAATTTATTGTAGATGAAGATTACCGTTCATGGCAGAGTGTCCATGATTGGATTCGCGGTATGACTTTTCCTGAAAATTTCCAAGAATATGATAATTTAAAACTTCAAAGTCGAAATCAGTTAACTATAAACAAAACACCACAATATAGTGATGCAATTCTTTCAGTATACACAAACAAAAACAATCCACATATTCGAGTACAATATATAGACTGTTTTCCTGTATCATTATCTTCGATTGAGTTTGATACTGAAAATGATGCTGATCATATTATTTACGCAACAGCCTCATTTAAATTTGCTTATTACAATCTAATTAGGTTATAATATCACCTATTTGTTTTTATTGTGAGATGTTATGAAACCTACTGATATTTTTACTATAATTGATATGTGGGAAAGGGATGCTGTTATTGATTCAACAGATCCTAGCAAAGAACTTATTCGTATTCCCATTCTTCATTCTAAGTATGTTAAGGAACACACTTTACATTCATTGGCATTAAAGCAGTGTCAGATGGAATTTAATAAAATGAAGAAACTTAAATGGGAATATTATCAAGGACGACTCGATCAAGATGAATTGAAAAAATATGGTTGGGAACCTTTTCGATTTGTATTAAAAAGCGACGTTAATACATACCTTGATTCAGATGAAGATCTAACTAAACTCAATGCTAAAAAATCATTGCATGAACAAGCCGTAGAAGCAATAGAAATGATTATTAAAGAGCTTAATGCTAGAACCTATCAACTAAGAGCTTTCATAGAATTTGAAAGATTCGTACATGGTCAAGGATAATAATGAGTGATATAGTAGTCACTAAAATTGATGAAGTTTACGTTCATCTAGAATGTGAAGATGGAATCAAAGCAGAACTTAGTGACTTCTTTTCTTTTTTTGCACCAAATTATCAATTTAATCCTCTGTATAAAAAGAAAGTTTGGAATGGTAAAATCTATCTTTTTAATAAAAAGAAATCGCATCTTTATGCTGGTTTAATTAGATACCTAAAAGAATTTTGTGAAGAACGTAAATTTAAATTAAAAATAGATCCTAGCGTACAAGCATTTAATGAGTTCACGTTAGAAGAAGCGCATGAATTCGCTAAGTCTCTTAATTTACAATCAAGAAACAAATCTATTGAGCCCAGAGACTATCAATTCACTGGTTTTTTAAAATCAGTAAAATACAAAAAATTGCTATTGTTGTCCCCGACCGCTTCTGGAAAATCTTTAATAATTTATCTAATTACTCGTTATCTTTTACAAAATGGTTATAAGAGAGGAATATTAATCGTTCCTACTATTTCTCTTGTTGAACAGATGTATGGTGACTTCGCTGATTATTCTTCAGCTAACGGTTGGCAGCCAGATAAGTATATACAAAAAATATATCAAGGTCAAGATAAGATCATCTCTAAATCTTTAACGATTTCGACTTGGCAATCTATACATGAATTTCCTAAAAAATTCTTTGAGCAGTTTGACTTTGTTATCGGAGATGAAGCTCATTCATTTAAAGCTAAATCATTATCAAATATTATGACTAAGTTGACTAACGCACAATATCGAATAGGTACTACGGGAACTATTGATGACACGCAAGTACATAAGCTAGTTTTAGAGGGACACTTTGGTCCCACATCAAAAGTTGTTACCACAAAAGAATTAATGGATAAAGGTCAATTAAGTGAGCTTGAGATAAAATGTTTGGTATTAAAGTATCCTGATCATTTATGTAAGTTAGTTAAGGAAATGGAGTTCCACCAAGAGTTGGATTTCATAGTAACTAACGAAGCAAGAAATAAATTCATCACTAACTTATCTTTAGATCTAAAAGGCAACTCATTAATTTTATTCCAATTTGTTGAAAAACACGGTAAAATACTATATAATATGATAGCTGATAAAACGAAGGATCAACCGAATAGAAAGATATTCTTTGTTTGTGGTGCTACTGAAGCTGAAGATCGAGAAGCAGTTCGTCACATCACTGAACAGCAAAATGATGCTATTATCATTGCTTCCTATGGTACGTTTTCGACTGGTATAAATATACGAAAGCTTCATAATATAATATTCGCCTCACCGAGCAAATCTAAGATTCGTAATCTGCAGTCTATTGGGAGAGGATTGAGATTAGGAGAAGGAAAAGAAAAAGCAACTCTTTATGATATATCTGATGATTTGAGAATAGATAATTATATTAATTATACAATGAATCATTATGCTGAGCGGGTAAAGATATACCATTCAGAGAAATTTAAAATCTCAACATATAAGGTAGAATTACCAAATGCCTAGCAATACAGAAGTAGTTGTATTAGATACTATAATTAAATTTATGAGATTATCAAACGGTGAAGATTTAATCTCTACAATAGATGATGATACCGATTCATATGTTATGGTCACTAACCCAATGAGGGTTATTATAGATGCAGATTTAGACGTTGGTAAGCAAACTATATATATGCACAACTGGATTCCTCAAGGAATCGCTAAAGGTAATAGTTGTACTATTTCTAAAAAAGATATAATCTTTATAGCTGAGTTAGAAGAAGATATTAAAGATTATTATGATGGAGTTGTATTTGATATGATTGAAGATAAACTTCCTATGAAGGAAGTAAAGGAAGAGAAAGAGTACCTAGATAACGATAAGAAGGTTCTTACGTTTGTAGGTAAGAAGAGTTCTAAGGATAAGAAGAATAAGTAATTAGTCTATCACTTCATAGCCGACATACTTATTATACCGAAGTTCTAAAAAATAGTCAAATTAATTATGGAAATATTTTATGGCAAAACGAAACCATTATGTAAACAACGCAGATTTATTAAAAAGTATTGAGCAGTACAAATCAGACTGTAAAGATGCAACCAGAGATGGGAAATCTAAACCAAAGATTCCTGACTATATTGGTCGATGTATAATGCTTATTGCTGAGAATCTATCGCATAAACCTAATTTTATGTCCTATTCATTTAGGGATGAAATGGTTTCCGATGGAATTGAAAATTGCATCATGTATTTTGATAATTTTGACCCAAAGAAATCGAAAAATCCATTCGCCTACTTTACTCAAATTATCTATTTTGCGTTTATTCGTAGAATTCATAAAGAAAAAAAGCAGTTATACGTTAAATACAAGTCGACTGAACAAATTGGCGTTTTAGATCAGTATGAGCAATTTGAGCAGGATGAAGCGGGTAGTCATTTTAAGCAATTTGAAATGTATGATAATATTTCTCAGTTTATCCAAAATTATGAAATATCGAAAAACAAAAAGAAACAGAAACCTAAAAAAGCTCTTGATCTTTTGATTGAGGATGATGACGTTCTAATTGATGAAACGATTAATGAGGAAGCATAAAAATGATTAAAGATTCAGAAGATTTTGGATTCACTTTTCATGATGAAAGTGAAATTGATGATAAAATTAACTCAGCGGTAAACATTACTGAAAAAACATATGCTGAAAAACTAGCAGCAGTTGAAGCTATCGTAGTTCCTTTCATGCAAAACTTAATGAAAGATCCTGAAAAAGTTATGATTCGTTGGCCGAACCGCAAAGAAATGGTCGAAAAGCAACTACAGAAAATATTGTCAATTACAAAAAACTAAGGTATAATTGATAGTATATTTGTAGGAGTAATCCTGTTACTTTATAAATAAGTGGTACTCGCGGAATTGCCGTTCCCAGTACCTCTAGAACTATGAATTTAACAGGAGTCCCAGCATGTATACTTATATTATCTCAAAAGCTCTTTCAGAAGCATTTAACTGCGAATTTGTGTTGATTAGTGATCAGTTATTGAATATAATACCAGAAGATGTATTATCTAAACCCCATAAAATTTATTCTAATCTCGGAACTGTCGCAGCAAAAGAAGTTGTGAAAGGCAAAATTTGGATAACTGATGGAATATCTAACGAATATCACGACCCAAAACAACCAA